AGTTTACTGCATAAATATGAAGAGTTGTAGATTCAGCCGCACCACCAGCCGAGGCTGCCTGTGAAGTTCTTGTTACAGCAGTAGTAACAGATAATTGTGCATTGTCAATTCTTGAGAAATTACAAGTTCCTGATGGTTGGTGTTCTTCTGGTTTAAGTGCGAATGAATATACGGCAATACTATCCTTTGACACTGTACCACCATAACCGGTGTGGTGTTGCCATACTTGTGCTCTTGTAAAATATCTAAAATTTCTTGCTGCAAAACGATCATGACCATTTAATTTTAATTGAAATTCACCTCCAGCCATTCTTAAACCTGCTGCTGTGGTAGATTCATCACCAGGAACACTCGTTGCTAATGTAGTCTCTCGTGCTGTAGTACTTAACTGCCACACTAATTCTTTAACAGGATGATTAAAATTTAATTTAAAATCTTTTGTAGTATCAGTAGCTGTAACATATCCCGAGGATTGATATTGTAATTGTTCTATTAAATATTCATGAGATACTTGGGCAAATCTGCGTCTTTCATCTGTATCTAGATATATATAATCAACCCATAGTTTAAATGTCTGACCTAAACCTGTTACATTGTCGCCGGCGCCGACATCTCTAATTAAAGATGCTTGTGCTTCATACTCCAATATAATTTTAACTTCATGATATTGTAAAGCTATTAATGGTAAGGCAAGACCTGGATTTCTACAAAACCAAAATTGTAAAGGTATAAAATAGTTTTCACCGAGTGAATCTGATGCAACCATATCTATTCCATCAGCACCTTTTCCTGTCCCCGTCATCTGTTGAAATAATGTGTGCCCTGTAACTTGACCAGGTCGTGAAGTACCAGCTGTAGCGGTAGGGGCAGCACCTGTAGGATTAAATTCGGTTAAATCTGAATAAATTTGTAACCATCTACCATAATGTTTATCTATTTCTTGTCCACCAATTTCTAATTTAACATTCTTTATTAATGCATTCCCGTAATTATTCGCATAATCAGTATCTGTCCCGGTATCAGTTGAGAGTATAAAATGTTCTATATACATTTTCCCTACTAAATCTCCATTGCGAGATATAGTTGCTGTTACTTTACCACCATAATCATTTGAACCACTAAATGTCTGTTCAATTGCCTCCATCGAGAAGTTTGTGTGGCGTCTGTAGACAACCTTGAAGAATGTGATTTGTGGGTTCCCTGTAAGATAGATGTCCTGAGCTCCATAAGCGACAAGTTGCATTAATCCTCCTCCCATGATTTATTTATTTTATAATATTAAACATAGAAAAAAAATATGAAATAAAACTTATAAATTATAAATATCAGTCAAAAAAATTAAAAATAAATATATTTATTTTTATATTTATTTTATATTTATTTTATATTTTATTTTATATTTTATTAAAAAAATAATATTATTTAATAAAAAAATTTGATTTAAATTATTTAATTAGAGTATGCGAGACCACCCATACCAGACATGATTCTGAGGACGTTATAGTTAACAGCGTACACTTCGACAGCCGCATCAGTCCCAAGAACTAATTGAGCATTGTCGATTCTGGAGAAGTTACATGTTCCTGAAGGTTGATGCTCCTCCGGTTTAAGAGCAAAAGAATATACACCAATGTTATCAGCAACTCCACTGCAACCACCATAACCGGTGTGACATTGCCATATTTGTGAACGAGTAAAATATCTATAATTTCTCGCAGCAAAACGATCATGTCCATTTAACTGGAGTTTGAATGTTACAGCATCAGAAAGAGTTGTGGGGATGGCTGTAGTACCATCGCGATCCCCAGTAATTACTAATTCTTTGACTGGATGATTAAAAGTTAATTCTTTACTGGCACCATTAGCGGTAAATGATTGATGCTGAACTTGTTCAATAAGATATTCATGAGATACTTGAGCAAATCTACGACGTTCATCCGTATCAAGATAAATATAACTACACCATACAGATACTGTGGCCTGTGTAGCATGCTTAGCAGCACTAAATTGTATGATTAGTTTTACCTCATGATATTGAAGAGCTATTAGTGGAAGGGCTAATCCTGGATTCCTGCAAAACCAGAATTGGAGGGGTGCGAAATATGTCCCAGCAGTGAGTGTAGCAGCTCTAATACCACCAGCACCAGACGTACTTTGAAATCGAGTACCAGTTTCTGATGAAGAAGCAGCTACATTGAAACCTGTTGGATTAGGTTCGGATAATTCAGCCCATGTTTCCATCCAATGACCGTATTGTTTATCAATTTGTTGACCACCAATTTCACATACAACATTATCAATCATACTATATCCTTCATTCGCTACAGCAACAGCAGGCGCACCACTAGATACATTTTGTAAATATACTTTATGCACTAAATCTCCATTACGTGATATTGTTACTGTTGATTTACCTGATGCTGTTTGATTACCATTCATAGTTTGTTGTATCGATTCTATTGAGAAATTTGTGTGCCGTCTGTAGACAACCTTGAAGAATGTGATTTGTGGGTTCCCTGTAAGATAGATGTCCTGAGCTCCGTAAGCGACAAGTTGCATAAGTCCTCCTCCCATGATTTATTTATTTTATAATATTAAACATAGAAAAAAAATATGAAATAAAACTTATAAATTATAAATATCAGTCAAATAAATTAATTAATTATAAAATATATTTATTTATATTTTATTTAAAATAATATTATTTATAAAAAAAATCGATTTAAATTATTTAATTGGAGTATGCGAGACCACCCATACCACTCATGATACGGAGGACGTTGTAGTTGATAGCAAAAACATCCCATCCAACCGTCGAGCCGCCGCTAGTGCTGCCATTACCTGAGTTAAGAGTTAGTTGGGCATTGTCAATTCTTGAAAAATTACAAGTTCCAGAAGGCTGGTGCTCTTCTGGTTTAAGAGCAAACGAATAAACGCCAATGCGACTTGCAAGAGGCATATTTGTATGGTGTTGATATGGTTGTACTTGTGTAAAATAATTCATAGATCTGGCAGCAAATCTATCATGTCCATTTAATTTTAATAATCCTTTGCCTACTACGGCGGCGCCAACTGAACCTTGATTGGTGGTGCTGTCATTTTGTGCTATAGATATATAACTTGTTGGTTCATTAGCTTCTTGCCTAGCACACCATATGAGTTCTTTTACTGGGTGATTAAAATTCAAATCAAATGTACTATCAGTTCCGGCCGCTGCTCCTGTATTTCCGGTGGAAATTTGTACTTGTTCAATCAGATATTCATGTGAAACCTGAGCAAATCGTCTTCTTTCATCAGTATCAAGGTAAATGTAATCACACCAGATTCTGAAACCATCGAGAGAAGTGGTGGTGAGGCCGTTAAAATTGGCGAGTGCTTCAAATGTAACATTAAGTTTTACTTCATGGTATTGAAGGGCAATTAATGGAAGTGCTAGTCCAGGATTTCTACAAAACCAAAATTGAAGTGGGACTCTCAATGTGTGGGCGACGGCCCCTAAACCATAAAACCCCCCTATCATATGCTGATACGCAGTTGGCGAATACTGTAAATTTTGTTCGATAGATGTTATGGCGCTGGTGATCGCCGTTCCCACTCCCGCCACACCACTTACAGCTTTGTATTCAGGATTTGTTAGTTCATCCCATACTGACAAGAATGTTGATGTTTGTTTATCTATTCGTTGACCCCCAATTTCTAGTTCAACTTCTTTTAATGCTGTAAATCCTACATTGTGTCCGCTGTTGACAGCCCCAATCTCCGTCATCGCAACGGCGGAGGGTGTAATATCAATTTCGGCATACATTTTATGCACTAAATCACCATTTCTAGAAATAGTACAACTAACACGCGAACTAGCGGCTACACTTCCATTAATTGTCTGCTCGATCGCCTCCATCGAGAAATTTGTGTGGCGTCTGTAGACCACCTTGAAGAAGGTGATCTGTGGGTTACCTGTAAGGTAAATATCCTGAGCTCCGTAAGCGACAAGTTGCATAAGTCCTCCTCCCATGATTAATTATTTTATAATATTAAGCAGAGAAAATAATTTTGAGAATAAACTTAAATAATAAATTTTTAGAAAGAAAATGTTAAAACCAGTCAAAAAAATCATCACAAATTTATAATAATGAAAAATATAAGAATAAATATTTAAAAAAAATCATTCAAATACTGAAAAATTAGAAATTTATTAAAAAATCAAAGATTTATTTTAAAATTAGAAATTTATTAAAAAATCATAAATTTATTAAAAAATCCAACTAAATCAATATGTAGTTATTGTCGAGAATATTATACTCTGGACCTGCTTCTCCTTTTGTCTTACGATTAATTCTATACTATTTAAGTATGTCTTCATTATTTCTCTCCTCTGATATTCATCTCTTATACTTGTACTATTCTGGATGTCCGTCAACTGATTGAATGTTGAATTGACTATATTAAGTTCATTCTCACTCCACAACTCCTTAAAAACCTCTATAAAATTAATGTGTTCATTCTTAATGGTGGATTCACTAAGATCGGGTTTAAATGATTTATCTGATTTATCTTCTTCAGCCTCGCCTTCCCCAAACTCCTTTTCCAATTTTCTAAGATATTCTAAATTTTCATTTGTGATATCAGACGCTTTTTCATCATCGTCATCCACGTCAAATGTCACGTGTATCCCTCTCCCTGATTTTTCCATCCTTGGCATCTTCTCCGGTTTCTTCTCCAAGTGCTCCGTTATTGTCCGTATGTAGTGATTTAATGTATGGTGAATTATAGAATTGGTTTCATACACCGATTTCAACTTAATAACACCCTCGCGACATCTCACAAAAAATCCCCTGTAAAATGGTATCGACGGATCAAACCATCGCAATGCCACTATAATGGGATTAAATAAGTTGTGTAAATCCTCGCGGTTGTCGCCGTTCCATGTCCTCAATATCCCCTGAATTATTGTCGGTTCGTAGTAGCTTATGCTGTTATCATATATGCACACTTTCGTTCCGCGATCCTTAAAGTTGAGAATCCCCAGACGAATTAAGCAACACATGGGTTCTATTAAGAAGTTCTTCTGATCCGGGGCGGTCTTAATGTATTTAAATAAATATTCAGTCCCTTTTTTCATCATTTTGTTTTTGGTTGAAGATAAACTAACAACTGAAAACATCTTTATATATTATTATTTAATTTTAATTTAATTCATAGAAAATTTCTTAAGTATTATAAAAATTAAAATATAAATTCAAAAATATAAATTCAAAAATATAAATTCAAAAATATAAATAAACAATTATTTCTTCTTACACCGATGACTTCTCCTCTTACTCTTCTTACGCCTCTTCTTACTCTTCTTACTCTTCTTACTCTTTCTGCCTTTTGTCTTTCGCCTTCTTTTAGAAATCCTCCCAGTTTTTGCTTTTTCATAGTATGACATGGGGGTGCCACACGCAAGTGCACACCTATTACAATATCCCTCCCTATCTTTCCCTTTATGAGGATCTTCTAGTTCTCTTACAGTCTTCCTTTGCTCCTGCTCCCGCGCCGCCGCCGCGCGCTTTAAAGTTTCTTCTCTAAGGGTTAGACCTCCCGGAAAAGTCGGAACAGTCCACCACTGTTGTCTATTTATGCGCGCTTCCTTTCCCGGCGATAATTTATCAGACGAATCACTCATATAATATTATAATATTTAATGTTTCTTTTTAATAAATTTGAATAATAATATTTAAAATCTTAAATAAATTATAAAATCTTAAATAAATAATAATATTTAAAATAATAAAATAATAATACAATATATAATATAATAATAAAATATGCTTATCCCTATCCGCTGCTTCACTTGTGGTAAAGTCCTTGCCGATAAATGGAACCCCTTCATAGAAATCGTGAAAAATGAGAGAGGTGATGGCGAGTTAAATTTAAACAACAACATTGAACTTGAATATCTGGATACTAAAAGTCCAAAGGCAAATAAATCAATCGAAGGAGAAGTACTTGATAAACTCAATATTACCAGATATTGTTGTCGCCGTATGATGTTAGGTACAGTCAATATTGTATCTGATATTTAATATTTAAATGATTATGGTTCTAATAAATAATATTATAGTATAATATACTTAGTAATGGAAGGTATTGGGTCTCCTATTAATTTTGTGAATGGTATTCTTTTTATTGCGGGTATCTTATTGACATTATATTACGTTAATTATAACTTTCTAAATAAACATTTACGAAATGTTTATAATGATATTAAATTAATGTTATCTAATATTATAAGATTAATATTCTTGTAATGGCCGATCCAAATAAAAACTCTTTACAAAATAATGAGAACATACATAACACAGGCAGATATGTTCATCCTCACAATATTTTATCCACTAAACTAGACAAGGAATACTTAGATAACTTAAATCAACAAGTTAATGATAAAGAAAATATAATCCATAGAAGCATTTTGGATCACACCTTGAAAGACATTATAAGCAATTTCACGCAAAACATCATAAGGTTAATAGATGACATTATGATTGATGTAGAAGAATTAAATAAGGAATATGATGACGAGGACACGCTTGATTGGATGGTTAAACTTATGAATATTTGTTATAAGATATTTAATCACTTAATACATAAAGATAATTGCTTAATGGTTGGAATATTACTAATCATAATATCAATATTCGTTCATTATTTCCATATTACCCAATAAATTTTGAAATAAATTTAAAAAAAAAAATAAATTATTTATAAATCATATTATTATTATTATAGTATTATATTAATCATTATTAAATAATGGGTAATATATTTAAATTTTTCATAGAAACCTTTAATAATTCGGGAGGCGGATTTAATGATAAGAAAAGCAATTTCATAAGTGCCATTGTTATTGGTCTTATATTGATTTTCGCGAATGTCGATACTAATATAATATTGATTATTGTAGCAGTATATTTTTTTTATCAGAAGTTTATTCAAGAGACGCAAAATAAGGAAATTAAACATCACAAAAAACACAAGAAATATAAGGAAATCTTAAAGCATAAGGATAGTGGGCAACTTGTTAAGATATTCAATAAAATATACAAATTCAAGAAACACAATAAGAAATCATATAATCAAGGGAAGCATCATTATAACCGATTTCTAAAGTATATCAAAGATGGCGACCGAGGAAATGAGAATCTTAAGCATGTATATGATCTTGCAGTAAATGAATTAAATGAATCACTAAATCAGTTTATTTCTATGACATTATCATTACCTGTTTATGCCGGATATGTGAACGGAAAACAAGTTAGTAATTTAGAGTTAGACAATCAATTATCGGATGCTTGTCAGGAATTGTATTTATATAGTATAGATGAATTAGAGCATTTACTGGATAAGATACATACGGAATGGGAAACCAATAAGCACGTGAACGCATCATATGTTGATCGGGCAGATATAAGACTGCCAAAATCTAGCAACTTTAAGGATGTATTATATGATAATAAGTATTCTATATACAATTTATGATATATCATAAATTATTAAGATATTAACAATTTATGATATATCATAAATTATTAAGATATTAACAATTTATGATAATGATTTATTAGGATTGTTTAATGTGCGCGTTTTATTGTCGTTTATTTTTTAAAGTTAGAAATATTTGATTTATTAAGTATTAAATCGTTTAATTCATCTCATTAATATCTATGAATTTAAATTACATAAATTCAATAAGTTCACCTGCCACTCCTAAAAATGCCCTTTTTAAGATAACTCCTCAAAAATTGTATAAGAAATATACCAATATTAATAATATTAAGAAAACTCACGATCAAAATGGCGATTTATTATCATGCTTAAAAGAACACAATTTCGACCATATCATATTCAATAAATTAATATTTAACTTGGATAATTATGTTTTAAGAAACTTATATAGATATGTGTGGGTTAAATTTAAACTCTTAAAACTAAACATACGAGATGAATTGTCGGATTACAGCGATGATCCGACTTATAAATACATTAATGAATATAATATGATATATTATAAGGAATATGAAAATCATAAAGAAACATTTAAAAATTACAAGAATTTCGTCTATAATAATCTCTATACAACAAACAAAACATTAAGTATCTTCATATATAATACAATTGCTCAATATTTGGTTTTTTAAATGGATTCTAATTTTGCAATAAATTCTAATTTTGCAATGATTTAATTAAATATAAAATATAATCTAATATTATATTATTATTATAATGAAAGGTGGATCCCCTGCGTCTGAAAGAGTAAATGCGTTATATTCTAAAGATTGCCTCACAAATCACACTAATGAGTTAGATTTGTCAGCATACAATAAATCGCCCAAGGCATTATTAAGTAATGTATATGGCGCCTCATATGCCACAACTGGTGGAGGTGTCAAGAACCCCCGGAAATCCCGTAAAATGAGGAGAAGCAGACGTGTAGGTAGAAAATCCAAGAAATCTAGAAAATCTAAGAAAAAGAGAAGACGTTCCAGAAAAGTTAAGAGAGGAGGACGCGTTGTAATGCCTGCCAGATATTTCAATCCTAACAATTACGAAACATACAAAGGCGGTGGATTTTTTAGAGATGCAGTATCGGCACTAGGTGGTCCTGTTACAGATATGTATGACCTTGTTAATGGACACAAAGTCCTTAAAGTTGATAATGTAGGAGGAAAATTAAATAATGCCCTACATGCCAATCCACAAGCATCACCATCACAGGTCAACACACCAGACAACGTACAAGCTGGTGGTAATGATTGGATGTCTTCTAACAACTCATGGGGAG